ACAAAACAAATCACCAAAACATTGGTGTTGTAAAACAATCTAATTTGTGTAATGAGATTTACCAATACACTGATGAGGACACAACGGCAATTTGTACCTTGTCTTCTATGGTTCTTAAGAATTTCATTAAAGATGGTAAGTTTGATTTGAGACTTCTTCACGATGAAACAAGAAAAGTTGTTAGAGCTCTAAACAAAGTTGTTGACATTAATAACTATTCAACTGAACAAGGTAGAAAAGGTGGAATGGAACAGAGAGCAATTGCAATTGGAACTCAAGGTTTGGCAGACGTATTCTACTTGTTAGATTATATTTTCACGTCAGAGGAAGCACGTCAATTAAATAAAGATATTTTTGAAACAATCTATTACGCTGCTATTAGTGAAAGTAATGAATTGTGTAGAACAGGTCAGTACCAGCCATATAAGTTTTTTGAAGGTTCACCAATGTCACAAGGAGTATTTCAGTTTGATATGTGGGGTCTTAAAGAAGAAGAACTTTCAGGATTTTGGGATTGGAACGGATTAAAGGATGATGTTGCAAAATGGGGTGTTTGTAATTCATTGTTTACTGCTCAGATGCCTGTAGCATCTTCGGCTAAGATTACAGGTTCATATGAAATGACAGAACCAGCTCACTCGGCAATCTTTAATAGAAGAGTTGTTGGCGGTGAGATTATGATTGTAAACAAGTATCTTATTAGTGATTTTGAAAAAATTGGTATTTGGTGTGAAGAGTTGAAGAATGAAATTATCTTGAACGAAGGTTCTATTCAAAACATTAACTTTAACAATTACTTGGACCCTGAGGAGAAAAGTTATAACAAAAAGGTTAAGAGAATCGAACACCTCATTCCAAAATATAAAACCATTTGGGAAATTTCACAAAGAGAGTTGATTGATATGGCGGCTGATAGAGGTCCGTTTATTGACCAATCACAATCAATGAACATTTATATGGGTAACCCAACTCTATCAAAAATCACATCATCACATTTCCACTCTTGGAGGAAAGGTTTGAAAACTTTGTGTTACTATGTAAGAACAAAGGCGATTTCTACGGGGGCTAAACATTTGGCGGTTGACATTTCTAAAATTCAAAAACCAAAGGTTGCGACACCCGAAACACCAAAAGTAGATTATTCGAATATGAATCTACCACCAAAACCTGAGAATAGTGAATTTGAATGTTTTGGTTGTTCATCTTAATCGAGACACTAATCCCGACACTATGTCGGGATTTTTTATTTTATAGGTATTTATAAGAAATAATTACAATTTATATTAGTATAGAATGGCTGAAGGTTTAACATATGGATTGAATTTCCCTTTTGAAAACTCAACTCAGGGTGATTACCTTTTGTTGACAGAGACGCAGTATAATCAGATACGTTCAGATTTATTGCATTTGATTCTAACAAGAAAGGGTTCAAGGTATTACTTACCAACTTTTGGGACTAGAATATATGAGTTTATTTTTGAACCTTTTGATGGTTTAACCTTTGATGCTATTGAGGCAGACATAAGGGATGCGGTTAGTCAATTTATGCCGAACCTAATTATAAACAATATTTCAATTGAACCTGCGGACCCTACAGTTGAAGTTGAATATGCCCGAGGAGAAAATTTACCAATGCAATCTAACGAATACGTTTATAAAGTACCTGGTAAAGGAACATCAGAATATACCGCAAAAGTTAAAATAGATTATGCAGTAGATAATACGGCATTTGCACAAAGTGATTTTGTGATTATCAATATTTAAGAATAGATGGCAAATAATAAAATCTCATACACTTCAAGGGATTACGAAAGTATAAGACTGGAGTTACAAAATTATGTTAGAACATATTATCCTGAATTAATACAGGATTTCAACGACGCGTCAGTATTTTCAGTATTCTTAGATTTGAATGCTGCGGTTGCCGATAACCTACATTACCATATTGATAGAAGCATACAAGAAACTGTATTACAATATGCACAACAACGTTCATCAATTTATAACATTGCCAGAACATATGGTTTAAAAGTTCCAGGTCAAAGACCTTCAGTGTCAGTTGTTGATTTCTCAATTACTGTACCAGCATATGGTGACAAAGAAGATGAAAGATATTTGGGTATTCTAAACAGAGGGTCCCAAGTTTTTGGTGCGGGTATTGTTTTTGAAAACCAATACGAGATTGATTTCGCTTCACCATACAACTCACAAGGATTTCCTAATAGACTCAAGATTCCAAACTTTGACGCTAATGGAAACTTGATTAACTATACGATTACTAAAAGAGAACAAGTTGTTAATGGATTAACAAAAGTTTTCAAAAAAGTTATTGGACCTGCCGATGTAAAACCGTTCTATGAATTATTCTTACCTGATAAGAATGTTTTAGGTATTACAAGTGTATTATTGAAAAATGGTACAAACTATACAAACACACCAACAGCTGCGGAATTTTTAGGTTTAGCGAATAGATGGTATGAGGTGGATGCTTTGGCTGAAGATAGAATCTTCATCGAAGACCCAACTAAAGTTTCAGACGACCCGGGTATTAAAGTAGGTAGGTATCTACAAACTAATAACAAATTCATTTCTGAATTTACACCTGAAGGTTTCTGTAAGATGACCTTTGGTGGTGGAACAACCTCAGCACAAGACCAATTAAATGCCTTTACCAATTTAGGTGTCCCAGTTAACCTACAAACTTTATCAAATAACTTTTCATTAGGTTCAACATTAGTTCCTAATACGACCTTATTTGTTCAGTATAGAGTTGGTGGTGGACTTGCAACTAACTTGGGGGTTAATGTTATTAACCAAGTTGGAACGGTATCATTCTTTGTTAATGGTCCTTCACAACAAACCAACAGTAGTGTGATTAATTCATTAAGATGTACCAACCCGATAGCGGCTATTGGAGGTGCTAATGCGCCAAATGTTGAAGAAGTTAGAAACTATGTTACATATAACTTTGCAGCACAAAAAAGAGCGGTTACTGTAAATGACTACGAAGCAATTTTAAGAACAATGCCAAGTCAGTTTGGTGCACCGGCAAAAGTATCAATCACTGAAAACAATAACAAAATACAAATTAACTTATTGTCTTATGATACTTCAGGAAAATTAACACCACTCGTATCAAATACTTTACGACAAAATGTTGCAACTTATTTATCAAACTATCGAATGATGAATGATTATGTAGTTGTTGGTTCTGCCGAAGTTATAGATTTGGCTGTGGAGGTTTTTGTTGTATTAGACGCGTCTCAAAACTCAGGTCAAATTGTTACCGATGTTGTTAATAAAATTGGAGATTACTTTAACCCTCAAGTAAGACAACTTGGTCAGAATGTATATCTATCAGAATTAAAAAGTATTATTCAAAACCAAAATGGTGTTATTACGGTAACTGAAATAATAGTTGAAAACAAAGTTGGTGCACAGTATTCATCATCACAAACTTCGATGGCATATGCTGACCCTGAGTTAAAAATTATCAGACCTGTAGATGATACCATATTTGCAGAACCTAACCAAGTGTATCAAATTAGATACCCACAAAAAGATATTAAGGTTCGTGTTAAGAATTTCCAAAATGTTTCCTTCTCTTAACTTGTTTATTTAATTTACGTTTAGGTTATTTTTTAAATACGTGTGGAATTCCTTTTCAAAATTCCAAAATAACTATTTATCAATAAAACCTGAATGGGAAAGTCATATAGGATAAAAACAGAAGTTGGGGTCGATAAACATATCACCTTAGAATTAGAACAAGATTTTGATTTTTTAGAAATCTTATCATTACAGATTTCACAAAATGACGTTTATAGTCGAGACTGCTCACAATACGGAGTTATTGTGGGTAGAGTTATTGCCAATGGTGGTTTAGGATTAGCAAACGCTAAAGTATCAATTTTCATTCCTGTCACACAAGAAGATGTTGTGAATGACCAAATTTATGAAATTTATTCATACGCGACACCAAACGATAAAAACGTTGATGGGTATAGGTATAATCTATTACCTTATGAACCTCAATACGTAAAACACGCCGCAACAGGAACATTCCCAACAAGAGAAGATGTTTTAAAAGACCCTGTCGCAGCTCAATTATATGACAAATATTACAAATATACTGTAACCACAAATGAAAGTGGTGACTATATGATTTTTGGTGTTCCTACAGGAGACCAAGTAATATTGATGGATTTAGATTTGAGTGACATCGGAGAGTTCTCACTCACACCTCAAGACCTTATAAGAATGGGTAGGGCAACTGAAGCTCAAGTTGGGGGAGATAGATTCAACTCATCTACAGATATTGATACATTACCACAAATAGTTTCATTACAGAAAGTAATTGACGTTAGTCCATTTTGGGGTGACCCAAATCAATGTCTTGCTGCCGTTAATAGAGTTGATTTTGATTTACGACAAGAAGCAAATATTGAAATAGAACCGACAGCGGTTTTTATTGGTTCTATGGTTTCAACTATAGATAAGTTTAGAGTTGCTGCGCCTTTCTTTGGTAACGATGGACCTCCAGGAATGATTCAATCCGCTTGTAAACCAAAAGACAATTTAGGCAATCTTTGTAATTTAACATCAGGACCCGGTCAGATATTATCTGTGAGACAAACTATATTCCAAGATGACCAAGGTAGACCTGTACTTGAAGAATATAGATTACCAAATTCAGGTAATGTAATTGACCAAGATGGTACTTGGGTTACTGAGTTACCAATGAATTTAAATTACGTGATAACCGCTGAAGACGGAAGCAGAATTTTTTCAAATGACCCGTCAGTCGGAATACCAACTAAAGCAAAATATAGATTCAAAGTTAAGTGGGCACAATCTCCTCAAGCAACTGAAAAAGTTAGAAGACCATATTATTTAGTTCCAAATGTGAGGGAGTATGGGTGGAGTAATCCTTTCCAAGACCCGACATATAATACCACTTCAGCCGCAGTTGAAAGTGAATTACAAAGCTCATATTATTTTGGGTTAGAATGGTCGGGATATACAGGTAACAAGGCGGTTCCTGCAAGTATACAAAATCAGAAACTGGCTGCGGCAATAAATTGTGAAGATACTTTTTATGAGTTTGATTTTAATAAAGTCTACACAGTATCATCTTTAATTGACCAATATAAGAGAGGGACTAATCGTGCAAAATTTATTGGTATTAAAGAAATTGATGACGATGAATGTGCGTCAACAGTTAATAAATTTCCCGTAAATGAAGGTTTTAAAAACTTTGATGCAATATATTTCTTATTTGCAATATTGATGCAAATAGTCCAACTATTCGGTTCAATACAAATCGTAGTATGGAATATTTTGGGGTCTCTTTGGAACGCAATTTCAGGGGTATTAGCACCTGTTGTAATCGGATTAATTTTTTATCTATCAGTATCATTCTTTATTCAAGCAGGAGCGGCTTTTCCTGCGATAGGTGTAATGATTCTGTCCGCGGCTGTTGGAGCGGGTCTTTTAATTTTAGGTATAAGATTGATACAAAACTATCAAAATTTTAAATCAAAAAGATTTGGTCCTATAAGATTACCAATGATAACATACCCCGGTTGTACTGCGTGTGATTGTAAACCTGGTGATACTTCAGATGATAATGGTTCAGTTCCTTTTTCATTACTAAGTCAATTTTCTAATAATGGATTGTATTTTGAAAAAATAAATGAGGGTTCATTACCATATCAAACGGGTGATGATACAGAATTGTCTGAAGCAAACAAAGGTGTTGTTGCATTAACTTTTTCGCAAGCTATGGGTACTAGAGTTGAGAAGGTTAATGAAATTTATCAATTTAAATCAACCGAGTCTGAAGTTAGTAGATTACCTGATTCTAAATATGAGGTGTTAAATGTGAAGTTAGTACCAAGAAAATTCTTTGCTTACTCAACAAGTATACCTATGGGAGCGAGAATTAATACATTCAACACAAGAAAAAAATATTTTGATGATATCAATAAAATGAGTGTCAGTTTTAACTACACCGGAAATACGGGTGTAAATCACTATGACAACAGCTTAACAATTGTAACATCAACTAATTTTGAAACTGGTACATTACTTACTTTTGTAAATCCACAAAGCAGTAAAGACGTTAACTATCTATACACAGGAGAAACTTTTGATGGTGCTTACATTACTGGTATCTCAGGAGAAACTTTATTTCCATCTGCAGGACCGATACAGATTGATTACGCAACAGGTCAATTCACAAATAGTAGTGTTACCTACTATTTGAATACAGGTTCAACCGAAACGAATTACAAATATCCTATGGATATTGAGTATTATCAAGTTATCACTGCAATCACAATGAGTGAGGCGTTTAACTTGAGTGCATCTCAAGGTTGTTCTACTTGTCAAACATATACTATAACAACAATAGAACCGTATACAAATGCACCTACTTCTACAACTATAAACTACATAGATTGTAATAACACACCTCAAACAGTATCGTTAGGTCCTACAGTTGATGATGGATTTGGAAGATACGACCCTATTAGTATGGATATTTGTGCGTGTCAACCACCAACTATAGACCAAGGTAGTATAACAGTTGTTGGTAACTGTCCACCACCAATAAGTTATGGGGGGTTTGTTGAAATGTTAGACTCATCAACAATTATAAAATACAACGCTAGAAATCTTTTAGCTTGGCCTGGTAACAGTGATGGTAGTGATTTATCAACTAAAACATTAAAGACACGAGATGTCTTTAGTGATTTTGATAATCAATATGTTCTGATATTACAAAGAGGTGTTGACCCATATTCACCGAAATATACTAACAAGTATGGGGTTGGTAAAATACTTGGGTTTCCGAATGAAAATGATATTATTATTACGGGTGAAACAAGAATAAATGTACCAATTCAAGCGTTAAATAGTTCATCAACAATCTCAGTTCAAAATCATAGTAATCAAACTGAGATTTTCATACCATCTAAATTTTTTAGAGCGGGTAATGACTTTTCAGGTTTTACATCAGAGAATGTTGGATACTATAGTAGTTTAGATAAATCTACTAATTTTGGAACTTATTTTTATGGTCCGAACGCATCGAGTAATTTTTCGTTTGTAACCGGATTCTTTAACAGACCAACACTTAGCGGAGCCCAATCATTAACAACTAATAGTGTAAACAACAGTTATTCTTCGACACCAAATTGGGCTAGATATGATAACTCAGAAGATTTATCGGGTGGTGATTACTACTATACAATATCATCTGAGAAACCTAATAACACGAGTTCATTATACCTGTCTTTTTCACTATTACCTAAATTTACTGGTACAAGTTTTAATAACAATATTCAATCTAAGTTTTATAATGTTATGAGAACTGATAGACTACCTAGTTCGGATTATTTAGATGGGTCAAGTTGGGATTCTATTGTCCCTGTATTACAACAAAACAATGGTTTTGCGATATATGTTTTAAACACCGACAGTGAAGATTTTACAACTGAAAACTTCTCAACGGGATTTGAAACTGTAGAACCTGACATCCAAGATTTACCAGCAAGTACAAACGTTTTAGAAAGTTTTGATTGTGCTAATATGGTTAGTCTAAGTTGTTATGAGAATCAAGGAACAACATTTAGTATAAACCCTAACTGCCCCGCAACTGATGTTGTTGAAAGAGGGTGTTATGTGATTATGCCTGACGGACCAAAAATTAATGGAGCTGCCATTCGCAAAGATTTATTGGCGTTTAAAGAATGGGGTCTAAGATTTAGATTCTTTTACGCTTTATGTAGAGGAGTTTTAGCTCAAACTTTTACAAATAACTGGATAAACGGAACACTGTTTACGGTACCAATTCAAACAAGACCTATTTTTAATAGTGATAACACTTTGGATGAAATATTATATTGTAAGGAGTTTGTTTACTATGATAAATCAAGTGCTAACTTCTATATGAGAAGTAGTCCATATAGTGCAACAATAAATAGATTTATTGGTAAGATACCAACACCTCTAAATGAGACTGGTTCTTTAAATACTAGAAATTTATTATTCCCAACAACAGTTATAAACTTAGGACCTAAAGATTTTATTTACGCAGAGCTTAGTTTAGAACCAAGTATGAGAGGATACGTGATAAATCAAATCACACCGTCAAGCTATGGGGACACTTCAGACTTAGTTAACCTCTTTGTTGTTAGTAGAATTTCAAATTCTGAATACTTAAGTAAATTATTAACATTGGGTAATCCTAATGGTGTTGTTAACCAATTATTCTCAAGAGAAGAAAGAAGAGTTGATGGGGATTTGGCGCAACTTATGTCAATAAATTCTGAATTTGGTGTTGTTAAATTTTCACCCGACGCATATGAAAGTACTGGTAACACATCAACAAGTGAGATTCAAATTTTAGGTGCTCCGGGCTCTAAATCAGTTATGGCGGTGTTTTTCTCTTCAACAACGGAAGACCTTCAGTATAAAGACTTTATAACACCTGGTAGAATAAATTTTAGACCTAATCCTACTGCAAACGCGTATCAATATGTTTATGGTATTAAATCACAAACGGTTCCATTTTATCAGTGGAGGACAACTACATTTGGCGGTTCTAATACTATATTTGGAGGTGAAAATAATAACTGGGCAACGGATGGTTCAAATATACAACAATACAAGTATCAGTCACTTAGTAGAACCAACCCTGTCAGTCCAACATACTTCTTAGGTTCAAACGCTCTTACCAATGATTTATATGCTCGTGGTTATATCTATAATGTAGATAACAATGGATTATTATCATTAAACGCTGGTAATTACCCAAGAACATTTTTAGTTGGTGCACCAAATCATTTTTATTTTGGATTAATAAATGGTGCCAGCGCTTTAGATAAATTTAAGGAAAAATATTTGGCAGATGAATAATTTTACTATAGTTCCATCACGTTTAAGTTTTAAGTCTGCACCAATATTAGACTCTCAAGTTACTATTGATTTAAATCAAACGCAGAAAGAGTTAATACAATTCGTTAGAAACACATCAATTAGTCTTGCACAATTATATGAAGACGAAAGAGAAATTTCTGAAACTTATCGACCAACATTTAAAGTTGATTACATATACGACAACACCTACACTGGAACCACAGATTATTTACCATTCCAATATAATCTTTTTTATGTTGACGCGGTACAGTCAAAACTTTCTGGGATATGGAAAGGGTTTCCACAATATTATGAGTTTGATTTTTTTAGACCATATGTTAATGATAATCATTTTGTTTATGTTGCACAGAGCGCGTACACATACAATTGGACTTATTACATTACTCACGCAGCTGAAAATGATTATACAAAAAATATGGAGGCGACTTATAGTGGTAACACTCTAAATTTCCAAGCCCAAGATGGTATACCATTTGTGGTATTTAATTCTAAACAAGGTGGTGCAAATATAATCTCATTCCAATGTTTTATGCCTCACGGATTAACGGTTGCTGATTATGTTGAACTATCATTAACCTATAATGGAAATCAAAAAGTTTTTAACGTATTTTCTTTAGGTGATTCGAAGTCAAATAGTAGTGAATACATTTTTAACTTAATTGACGTTGGATACACTGGTACAACTTTTAGTAATGGTACCTTAGGGACATTTAAAAGAATTGCCAATCCTGACAACTTAGAAACTAAGTCAAAGTATTATGTAAGAAGAAACAAAGTATTGGCTAATGAATCAGACATATATGTTACTAAAACAGGTTTTGAATTAAACCCATTTAAAAATGTTAGACAATACGAATTTTCATCAATTACGCCTAATAATTTAGATAGGGTATCTAAAAAGACATCATCGTTAAATTATAACTTTACGATGAAAAAAGACTTGGATTTGAATGGTGTTGTTGATAACCAAAAGAGACCATTACCTGAAATATTTTTATCGATAGTTAATAAGGGTTATAGCGGTTATTTTAATAAACCATTTAATAATAGTGGTTTAAAACAAGGATGGTTTTTTAATATAACTAAAGATATTAATTCTTGGTGGGACGATAACAACTCATATTCAGATACTAACATAACCGTTTCAAGCCACACAAAAACAAATGGTTCAACAGAGACTTTTTATTATAATAATGTTTTAAATATTGGTGATTTAATTGATGGTGATTTTTGTGAGTGGAATGATTATGAACAAATTGAGAGAGTGATATCACCATACATTCAAAAGATAAAATTCAATCAAGATGTGTTTAAAACTGTTGATTCACCAACAGGAAATACGGGTGGATATTATTACAAAGTTCACTATCCAACAACTCTCAAAGTGTATTCAAGTTATGTTGAAACAGGTGTTCCTGATATAACTGAAGACGTACCTAATTATGCATTCTATTCATCATCTGATAATCTTTTCAGATGGAGAGAACCGTATAGTGTTGGTGAGTTTGATGATAATAACAGAGGGGTTATTTACCCATTCTTAAACAATGCTCAATACCCTTTTGAGAGTGTTATATTCAAGTTAATTCCAGAAGGAAGTAATTATCAAGATATAATACAAGGGGTGTCTATTGGAGCACAACCAATTATTGACGACTGTGAATAAAATAACATTAACCGTACCACGTAATAGTGACAGGATTTTAAATATACCTGTTCAATTGGATTGGGAACTTCTCGACACCGAAAATGAAATCAATGCAATTCAAACTGAAATTGATAGGGATGTTGCTGGTAGACCTATAGACTTTGAAACTGATAGGTTTTCACATTCAGGTGTTACCGATGTTAACAATACTAATTTAGGTGTTTATGACACCAGTTTAAATTATGATTTTTATTTCTTTTCGGGTGGCTCAATAAGTGGGACAGGTTCTACACAAAACTGGATTGTTGATTACAGAGCCGATGACTTCTCAACGGATGAGGTATATTACTTTTCAAATGGTTTTAAAAATTCATTTTGGAAACTTGATTATTATAACTCACCAAGTGATAAAGGTCAAACAATTTATTTAACTGTTATTTTACCAGTAACCCAAGGTTTGAAAATGCCTGCTGTAATGCAAGGTCAGGATGTTTCAATTATGAAACCAAGTTATGTTTTGGATTGGGTTGGAGATAAAGACGGTTATTTTATTTATTGGTTGAAATCACGAACATATTTGGATATAGATAAGTTTTATGTTTCTTGTAAGTTTTGGAACGCAAAAGACGGTTCATTTACAAGATTTGTTAATAGACCACAATCAGAACAAGTAACCAATAGTTTTGGCCCTAACTCATTATTTAATTTTTATTATTTAGTGGCTTTGGATTACCCGACTCAAACATACACAATGTATGATACAATAACTTTTGAAAGAGTTGGTACGGTGGCATCACCGATAAAATGGTATGAATATGTTGCACCCTAATGGATTATAGATTTGTTGTATCACCTGAGTTTATAAAGTCTGACCTTTCACAAGTTACCGTAAATGGTGAAACTTATGGGGTTTATTCTGGTATGTCCCAAGTATTAAGTGGTGGTCCAAATGGAACGTCAATAATGACAGGACTTACCGTCCCAATTATGTTAACTGACACTACCATTGAAATGGGATATTATAGTCCTTTTGATGGAGCAGCTTTTCAATCAGATGTAACGACAAACTTTGTATTCTCATCAACCACTGCAAATCCATATTTGTTTACTGTTTATAACACCTCATCAGACTTAAAAAAATTCTTGGAATTTTCTCAATACACTATTGATTGGGGAGACAATAGCCCGATTGAAAATTTTAATGGAGGGACACTTCAACATACATATCCTTTGTTCTCTTCTGGTTATACCATAACAATGAAACAGACTAATCCATTTGGAATTAATACTGTTAAAAAAGATGTTAAGGTTCCTTTCTCAAATACGGTTATTTACAACCCACTTGGTAAAGCATTTTTCCAACCATTAGGTGGTAGTTGGTCCGCAACACCTGTTAGTTATGATTACATTTTTAGCGGTGACGCAATTAACACAATTGAGGCTCAAGAAACAAAATCATACGAACAAGTTCCTTTTGTTGTTTCTGGTAACACAACATCACAATTAAAAATGTTGGAACAATACGGAAACGTTCAATATATTATTGGGGTTCCTGTAATTCAAAAAGGTGCGATTATTGGGGCAATAACTCAAATGAATCCTGTTTATACCGCATACACTGTAAATGGTGTTGATTACTATGATTATGTTGACGGACAAACAATATACTTTGAAAATAGTAGTGGTTTTACAGAGGATAATATCACTGCGGTACCGATTATAAAAAACCCATTACTGATGAAATCTGTTGACCAACCACAAATAACAACAGATGTATATGTTGAAAGGGGTAAGATTGCTGCATATGAACCTGTTAGAAGAATTGGTGAGGTAGACAATTTAAGTGATATGATTAACTATGGATATGGATATTTTGTCATAGAAAAAAAGGCATAAACTATTTATTAAAATAAGAACTAAAAAATGGCAATTGGAACATACGGAACGATTAGACCGGCAGATGTCTCACCCGAAGATGTTGAGATAATCTTAAATTACACGCCATCGAGAGATGAGACTGAGGATTTTGTTCTCAAGACCCTTGACGTACCTTCAATATTGAGACCATAC